TTCGCGGCTCCAAAAGGATGCTCGCCAGTCGCCACGCAAGATCGACCTCGCCGTTGCGGCGGTGATGGCCACGGATCGCGCGGGCTGGTGGTTGCAGCAGGAAGTATTCAACGAACCCACGTACACCTGGAAGGACGACCATACCGGAGAAGAGCATACGGTGCCAGTCTCACAGGTGGGGTTCGTCTGGTAAGGAAATGAGGCAAGAATGGCGACAACCAAGGAACTCGAAATCCCCGTCAGGGTGAAGCTCAAGGGCTTCTGGGCAAAGACCCTGCTGCTGTCAGCCCGGTCCACGGTGAGCGCGCGGGAGCATAAGCGGGGACTACTGACATCTCTTGAGTTCATCTGCTTCATCGCCGGGCTGTTCTTCATTTCGTTCTGGTCAGTGCCGATAGCCGGTGTGATCGGTGCAGTTCTCATGATCGTCGCTATCGAAAGGCAGTAATCATGACGATGTTCAGGGCTGGTGCAGCGCTTGAACGTCGCGCACTCGGTAGCAGCGGGATCATGAATCCTTTTGAAAATCCATCGGTCCCGCTAAGCTCCATCGGGCTCGACTCGGTGTTCGACCTGATGACCACTAATGCCGATTCAGGGGAATCGGTCACGCCCGACAATGCGATGGTCCTGCCCACGGTGTTCCGCTGTGTCGGCCTTCTGGCTACGGTTATCGCTGGTTGCCCGCTCCGCACCTTCCGCGATCCAGGCAAGGTCGAGCAGTTCCCTCAGATCCTGGACAAGGGAACCTCGATCATGACCTACACTCAGTATGAATTGTGGGAGCTTGTAGTCGCGCACATCGCCCTGTGGGGCAATGCCTATGTGCGCAAGATACGCAACAGCGCGGATGCGATTGTGGACCTGGTTCCGGTCTATCCGGGCGCGGTGACGCCGCACCGGGTAACTCCCCGGGAAGCGGCCCAGACCGGCGTACCGGCCGGGACTAAGCTTTTCGAGGTCAAACGCATGAACGAGGATGGCACCGCCTTTCAAAATGCGAACCCGCTGATCTTCACGGATTTCGAGATTATGCACATTCCGGGCCTTGGGTATGACGGGCTGGTCGGGCTAAGCCCGGTCCAGTATGCGGCCAGGACCATTGGCACCGCCATGGCAGGCGATAAGCTGGCGGCGAAGTTCTACAGTAAGGGCTCCATTCTTTCCGGTATCATCAAGGTCAAGGCCCCGTTGAAGGACCAGGCGCAGGCCGATGCGATTCGTGCCAAGTGGATGCAGAAGATGGCGGGGACGATGCATGCCGCCGAGGTTGGCGTCCTGGACGCCGCCACCGATTTTCAGCAGTTGACCATCGCGCCTGATGCATTGCAATTCCTTGAGTCTCGCAGATGGCAGACCAATGAGATTGCCCGCATGTACGGAATCCCGCCTCACCTGGTCGGAGACGTAGAGAGGTCAACATCCTGGGGCGCTGGCATTGAATCCCAGAATGTTGGCTTCGTGTCATACACAATCGCGGGCTGGACGAATCGCATCGAGCAGCGGATCAGCCGGGAGGTTATCGCCATTCGCAAGCAGTATACCGAGTTCGATCTTGACCGCCTGATGAGGGGCAGCATGAGCGAGCGCTTCGCGTCCTATACTCAGGGTATTTCTGCCGGATGGATGACACGCAACGAGGCGCGCATCAAGGAGAACATGGTACCGCTGCCGGGTCTTGACGAGCCGGTACTGGCATTGAACATGGGCGCGGGAGACAAGAATCTCCTGACATCGCCTCCACCACCACCTAATGGGCAAGTTGCTTAGGAGGGGCCTCGAATGGCCATGGAATACAGGTTTATGCGCAAGGCAACTCCTGACGTACGGGATGACGGAAAGCTGACCGGGCGTGCCTGGCCATATGGTTCCTGGACGCAGATCGGCAAGGGACAATATGGGTTCCGGGAGAGAATCAAGCTTGGCGCGGGCAAGAAGTCCATCAACGATGGCGACATCGTGCTGCTGGACAACCATGAGACCCGGCTCCCGCTGGCACGCATGAGTGCCGGAACTCTCGTTATGCGTGATTCGAGCGGCGGAGGTGAATGGGAGGCCGATATTGTTCGCACCACCTATGGCGATGATGTCCGGAAGAATGTCAAGGCTAAGAATTATGGTGGCTGCTCATTCGGCTTCGAGGTGATTCGCGACAAATGGACTGATGATCAGGGTAATCCGGCTAGCGCCATGGATGGCACTCAGCGCGAAATCCTGGAAATGAAGGTCCACGAGATTTCCGTCTGCACATTTCCGGCCTATGGCGATGGTGCTACGTCCGTATCCACCAAGGAAATGATCCGCGCGGCACGCGGCATGACCGCCGAAGATGAACGCAAGGTCAGCGCGGCTGCCTATAATAGCACCGACGAGAAGAGCGATGATGAGCGGACGGCTGCGGCCACCTATTCTGATCTGACCACCTGTGGCGAATGTGGCTCCACTGGCCAGTATGACGCCTTCTGTACCGCATGCGGAGAATCCATGAGAAGTGATAAGCCATCGTCAGAATTTTGTGGCGCATGCGGTTCGCCGCTGTCTGGCGCTGACCGTGATTCCCATGTATGCGCTGCTACTCGTGGCGGTGACGCCCCGGGAAATGGGTCAAAGCCATATGGTAATGTCACTTATGCTGATCCCGGTTATCAGTCGGATAAGAAGAAGCGCTACCCGCTCGATAACGAGAAGCACATCAAGGCGGCCTGGGGGTACATAAACCAGGCCAAGAATGCGGCCAAGTATACCGCAAGCCAGTTGTCATCAATCAAGTCCAAGATCAAGGCGGCCATGAAGAGGATCGGTGCCAAGGTGGCCGATTCGGAGTCCAAGATGGACGAGTGGATGGCGCTCAGCGACTTCCGCGAGATGACCGAAGGGTATAACCCGGAAGGCGAGAGCCGCGAATATGATGGCGGGGTTCTTCCGGATGGCGTTATCAGCGCTGATGATGTGAACTGGCTTGCCAGGGATATCAAAGCCGCTGGCGACACCGAGACGCGACTGGAATTGATCACCAGGGCATCGGACTTCGGTATTGGCGACATTCTCCCGGAACACTGGGATGGCAATGGTGGCATCGGTCATGGTGCCAGCGAGGATGTTTCCCGCGACATGGATGAAATCTACTCTCTCGCCCTCGGTATGCCGCCAACCAATGATGCACTGAGAATTCTAGACCTTGCCCAAGGATATCTGACCGTAGCGGTTCAGGAAGCCGCGCAGCGGGCCGCCGAAGAGCCAGCGCTTGAGCCGGAAGATGCACCTCCACTCACGCGAGAGATGGCCCGGCAGATGATGGCAGAGGCCGAAGAGCGCCGCAGGCGTCTCTCACACTGATCCTGCCAGCGGGCAGACCGTACCACCTTCCCCGCCGTACAACCCCTCAGAGACACGCACAGCGCCGTCTAGAGGGCACTGAAAGCACGAGCCGCCACAGGCACTCGGGCAGTCCCGTAAATGAGGCACACACCCGAAGGAGCTAGCTGTGGCTAGAGTAATGTCAGTCCGTGAGAAGGCGATCCGCGAGCAGCGGGCGACCGTCTATGGTGGCATGACCGACCTCATGGAGAAGTGGAACGACGACGGCGAGCTATCCGCTGAGGAGACTCAGGAGTATGACCGCCGCGAGAAGGAACTGCGCAAGCTCGACAAGGATCTTGACCGCATCGTGGCCTTCAATAAGCTGAACGATGCACGCGAGACCGCTGCGGACACGCAGGGGGTCAGCCGTGATGAGCTTGATTCGCGCAAGGACCAGCACGAGCGGGCATTCAAGAGCTATCTGCGCCATGGCGTAGCTGGCCTGAATGGCGAAGAGCGCAGGAACCTGGTCGAGACCCGTGTGGCCAACGACGCCAACGCTCTTTACACAGTCGGCGGCGCATCCAACGCTGGCTACCTTGTTCCGCAGGGATTCTGGCACAACTTGCAGACCGCGCTCAAGCAGTTCGGTGGCCTGCTGGAACTGGCCAATATCGTGGAAACTTCCACGGGGAATCCGATGCCGTGGCCGACCGTAGATCCTACGTCCATCGTGGGTAACTACGTCGGCGCTCAGGGCACGCAGCTTGGTTTCCAGGACTACGTGTTCGGTCAGGGCATGATGAATGCTTGGACGATCACGTCCAACGTCGCACTTGCCTCAGTCGAGGCGATCAATGACTCGGCCTTCGATATCGAGACCTTCGTCCGCACCCGTATCGGTGAGAGTATTGGCCGCTTCGTCGCTGCCGAGCTTTACACCGGCACCGGTTCATCCGCGCTGCTTGGCCTTACCACGGCGATTACCGCCTATGGTGTCAAGACCGGCGCTCAGGGCGGTATCTACCAGCCTGGCGCTGGTGGCACCGTGACCAAGCTGGGTTCCGGAACGGCAGTCAACAAGCTGACTTCCGGCACGCCTGGCTGGGATGACATTGTCGGCATGACGGCGAAGGTTGACCCGGCTTACCGCGCGAGCGGTCGCTGCACCTGGGTCATGAACGACACGACTCTCTGGAACATTCGCTCCATCACCGACACGCAGGGCCACCCGCTGTGGAACCCGAACGTGCAGGTTGGCGCGGACGACCGTGTATACGGTTACCCGGTCAAGATCGACCAGAACGCCGGAAACATCAGCACTACGCTGAACACCGTTGGCGGTCTCCTATTCGGTGACTTCCAGACCTGCATGGTTGTCCGTCAGGTCAACCAGGCCAGCGTCATGCGTCTCGATGAGCGCTATGCCGACTTCTTGCAGGTTGGCTTCCTTGGCTTCGTCCGTATGGACTCAAGGGCCAATGATCTGCGAGCCGTGACCGAATACAAGTCACCGGCATCTTGAGTTTGGATGGGATGGGGCGAGTGGAATGCCTCGCCCTCGCCCCGTCCCCTCCGTGCCAGGG